CATATGTTACCAGACTTCTGCCATAAATCTTTCTCAGACTTTACTTCTATTTTTTTATTAGTAAGCATGTCTGCTATCTTATCTTCTCTAACTGTTCCATAAGCTAAGTCTATATCAAATTTCTTTCTATTCTCTTTAGTGGGTTTCATACCAGCTTTCTCCTGTTTTGAATTCCCCTGTCAAAGGGCAACGCATGTTATAATGTTCTCCTGCTTCCTCTATAGATTTAACACCAAGCTCTCCAACAAAATCAGCTTGAGATTCTTTTACTTGAATCTGCCACTCATCATGTATGTTAGCTACAAACTTAGCATCAACACTATTTAATTTTATTAATGAATCTAATATACACATTGCTTTCTTCATTGCAATAGCACCACCACCTTGTAGTAAACTGTTAAGTGCAGCGTGCTTGTGTCTTAGAAATATCTTCCTACCATCTAACCCTTTGAGGTAACCTTTTTCTGCTGCTCTGTCAACTCTGTTCTTAAGAGTTGAGAATGCAGTGTTACTACTAAGAAAGCGTTCTCGCAACCTTCTACCTTCGACTCTATTTCCCTTAACGATGCTTCCAATTTTTTCATCTCCAGCTCCGTATATGAGGGCATATATGAAAGTCTTAGCCTCATCTCTTGATTTAAGTCCAGCAAGGTTTTGGTTAGTTGTGTGAATGTCTCCATTAATAATTTCATTTATATAATCCTCGTCAGCCATATAGTGTGCTAACAATCTTAATTCTAATTGACTTGCATCTATACCTACAAGTTTATATCCAGTTGGTACAGTCCAACAAGACCTACATTCTTTTCCATAAGGACTATAAGAAGCAGGTACTTGTGCCATGTTAGGACTTCTATGTGACATACGACCAGTGATTGCACCAGTACATATCACACTACCATGAACTCTACCATCATCTTTAACAGCATCAATCCACGATGCAACTTGAGCAGCTCTCTTTTGTAATAATAAAAACTCTGCTATTAGTTGGGCTTCATGTATATGTGTTATCTTATTTAAAGTTCCTTCGTCTACAATTGGTTGACCAGTAGGTGTAAACCTTTTAGGTATCCAACCAAAGTCTTTTAAGTATGCACCAATCTGTTGACGAGAACCTAAATTAAATTCTTTAAGTTCTTGTCTCATAAAAGGTATGTAGTTAGATGTTAGTTTAATCTGTTGGTATTCCATATTAGTTAAACCTTGTTTAGATAACTCACCATCTTTCTTAAGCTTAGGTGTTATCTCTTTTACATCTACCCACTTAGGTTTAAATGTTTCATGAACCTCTTGCTCTACTTCAGACTTCCTTTTATTTAAGGAGCTGAGTAAGAACATAGCTTCTTTCTCATCAAACAGAAAACCATTTTCATACTGCTCTTGTAATATTATACACACACTATGCTCTAAGTCAATACATTCTTTAGAAAAACCTGAACTATCTAGTCTAAGTTTCTCTAAAACTTTCTTGTTAACTTTCACATCTTGAATACAATACGACAACATTTCATCTGTAAAGCTCGTCCATTCAGGTTGAGTAGACTTAAGGCAATTAAGTTTATAACCCCACTTTGCTAAGCTGTGCCCACCATCTCTTGTGGGATGAAGAAGTCTTGATAAGGTCAGGGTATCAATAACTTCTGTGTGTTTATGTAAGTCCACACCTGTTAGCTTTTTTATAACTGGGATATCAAAGCCTATAATATTATGTCCTATAATCTTATCGGCTGTCTTTAAAAACTCAATGCCTTTGTCTATCTCATCAGGTTTAAAACTATAGACTTTGTCATTCTCATCTATAGCAACTAAGCACCATATAACAGATGCCTCTTCGTATAATCCATCTGTTTCTATATCGAATACAAGTTCCATAGTTCTTCTCCTAAAAAGGTATTACATCAAAGTCATCTGACTTATTACTTAGTTCATCATCGTGGTATTCAGCAAGTCTACCTGTGTCTTTATCATACACTAAAGAACAAGCCATGCCAACATCTCCTGTGTATCTTGACTTAAGTATACGCAGTCTTGTTGTTCTTGATTCTAAATCATCTTCTGATTGTTGGTTTCTTTCTAAAGCTATTACACAATCTGATAACTGTGCAATACTATTAGAGCCACGAAGATGTGAAAGACTAACGCTTACACCATTCTCATGTCCTTTGTTACCTTCAATCCTACGAAGATGAGAGACCAGAATTATACCAGCACCTGTTTCTTCTACCATACTACGAAGTCTGTGCATGATACTATCAATAGCTTTTCTTTCATCACCATCAAGCATAGAACTAACAAGCATATGTAGATGGTCTACGACTACCCACTTACAATCACACCCAACGATTAGATATCTAAGCTTAGCAAAGATTGCATCAATATCATTAGCACCAAAGTGAGCATGAATAAATACCCTGTCTTGGTCAAATACTTTATCGAACATGGTTGTTAACTGCGTCTCTTCATAGCCATCACGAACGCTATCTATAAACAACTTATCATTTGCTTCGATAGAAAGTATACCATCAACAGTACGCTTCCAGTCTTCTTCTAAAGCAATGATGCCTACGTTGTCATCTGTCTGATTGATAAGCCAATGCTCTAACTCTCTTGTGATACTAGACTTACCGAGACCCGTACCACCTGTTAAAGTTACAAGTTCTCCAGCTCTTAACCCTAGTAACTTCTTGTTAAGTCCTTGCCAAGGGTACGCTACACTTTGTCTAAGCTCTCTGTTAAGAAAGTCTTTCTTCTTTTCTGATACTCTAATGATACCACTAGGAGTATAAAGCTTAGCGTCCCACCATGCACTTGTAAAAGCCTGATGCTTACCCTTCTGTAACATTTCATTAGCATCTTTAAAACCGTTAGGTAGTGTTACTATCTTAGCCTTTCCGGGTTTTAAAATAGTAGCAACTTTATTTGCTGCCTCTATACCTTGCTTATCCTTATCAAAACAAAGCACAACATTGTCAAAGCTTTCTACATATTCTAAGTTCTCTTTGATATCTTTTACTGCTGAAGCAGCACCTCTTATAATAGAAACAACTGCCCACTTACTACCTAATAATTCATAGGTAGCCATAGCGTCACACTCTCCCTCTACTATAGTTAGATACTTGCCACCTGCTTTGAATAAGTTCTGACCAAACAGACCTACCCCATTAGGTGAACCATCAAAAGAAAACCTCTTGTCTTTAGTGTATCTTGTTTTGTTAGATGTCAATTCGTTGTTAATATAATAGGGGTAAATGTGTTGTGCTAATTGACCAGAACTATCATAGACTACCTTAACCCCGTATCTCTCTGCTGATTCTTTTGCTATGCCTCTATCTGTTAGCTTAGCAAACACCCCACCATGAGCATTTAATTCTCTTACTGTTTCTTGCATTGTATCGTTCACCTCTGTCTTGTATGTATTAGTATTGTTTGTGTTGGGAAAGAACTCATCACAACTAAAGCATTTACCCGAGCCATCTTCATTGATTGATAGTGCATCACTACTCTTACAAGAAGGACACGGCTGATGATACTTAATAAATTTTAAATTTGATTCCATTTGTTTGACCTATAAAAAAAGCTAAGCACTAAAATAAATTAGATACTTAGCTTTGTTGGAGATATTATTCTTATGAATCTTCGCTTGAAGACTCCTCTTCGTTCTCTTCACCCTTCACTAATGCTTCAGGACTATCATTTAGAATTGCTTCTAAGTTAGCTTGATGTCCTTGTGACGCATAAGTTAAGGCTTCGACCAACACATTAAGTGTACCTATCTTACTGACAGATATACCTGCGTTGGTTTTTCTTTCGGCATCATCAATCTTTGTAACATCATAGACTAATTCACCTTCGTCATTCTTAATATTGATAATCATATTAGAACTCTTCGCCTCCTTCTATTGAGTCGAACTCCTCTCCATCGGCAGACCTATAGCTTACCAAGTCAATGACTTGCATAGCTTGGAAGTCCATACCTTTGAAGCTACCATACTTATTATCAACTTCCCACTCACTGAATTGTACTTTAACTCGTGAGCCATTACCTACTAATTCATCAATAGGTTCTTTGCTTTTATCAAGCAGTCTAGGTGGTTTCCTTACCATTCCATTAGGACCATTTACCTTACGCTTAATATTAATAGAACGACCAACGACCTCATCACTGACTGTTAAAGTTTTAACTTTAAAGCCACGACTTTCAAAATCGTTAGCCACCTCATCCTCTACCACTAAATCTACAGTGTACATTGGTTCGTACTTAAGATTAGGTGTAGTTACATTTGCCCAGTAGGCTATTCCTTCTTGTATTGCCATATTAATTTCTCCTTTATATTGGCTTGTTGCATTGTTGCAAGACACATTTTACAGGTTGCTGTTAGGTTTGTCAACCCCTGTGTCCATCTTTTTTAATATATCTTCTAGTGTTATAGTAGATACACCAAGTAGTTTAACATAAAAGAAATTATTCATGCCTCCCCACCTAACTTCATAAGCAACTTTATCTTTGTTAAGTTCCTTATTATTTTTCTTGACATAATATTCAAATTCTATCAAGTCTTCCTTACTAAAAAGAACATAGTCTTTCATAGCTTATCTCTCCTCTTAATCTACAAAGCTTTTAAAAGCCATGTAAGGTGTCTCAACGTGTTCGATAGGCATCCACTCGACCATATCTTTAACCATTTGTAATGTCAAACCTGTACCTATTGTTTCTCCTTCAGCATCAGTACCTAGTAGTAATCCATTACCTGCTAAGACTCTATTGTTTATAGAAAAGAATCTATTATCTGTTACATACAAGCCCTCATCATCTACATAGAGTACCTCTACG